TTAGGCACGCTCCCAATTCGCGGAGCTACTCGGATCACCACCCTTGAATCGGTAACCGCCTTCGACCGCCCCAACCTGTGGAGCGGGTCGAGACGCCTGAGGCTGCTGCACCCACTGCCCCGTCTGCCGGTTAAACACTGTCGAGGGCGTGTTGTAGGCCCGGCCGCTGAGGGCGTCGACCTGCTGGCCACCTGGAACGACGAGGTACGGATCGGCCTGCGTCTGCTTGCCTTCCATAGCCATCATGGTGTCGGTGAGCGCGCGGCGCTTGGCAGGATCGGTCTCGTTCATGATGCGATCACGCATCTGCTCGGCCTGGCCAGCTGCGCGGTTCGCATAACCGGCAGTAACGCCCGCCTGGTCAATCCTCTGCTGATCGAGCAGAGCGTGCACACCGCCACGGAAATCGGAACCACGCTGCTGCATGCCCTCTCGCTGGAGGTTGGAGTTGAGTTGGTTGGTCTGACTATCCAGAACTGGCTGCACCCCGCGTGCCGTGAGGTCTGCTCTTAGGGCATCTTGGTATGCAGACTGAGCCGCGGATGGTCCTGCGTTGTTGCGGCCCTGCCGAGAATCGTAGCGGCCACCGTTATTCGTGATCGAGCTGGCTGACACTTCCAGGTTACGCAGATTGTTTCGTGCTTCCCAATCGTTGCCGCTGTGGGCTACCTGCGGGGAGTTGAACTGGGGCACCTGACTTGCAGGAGATTGTGGAGTGGAGCGTTGAAGCAAAGTCCCAACGCCGCCAACAAAACTACCCGATGGCGCCGCGCCATTGATCGAGATGTCCCCTGCCACGTTCGTACCGCTGTAGCTGTTGCCAGTTCGAGTCACCGCACCGGTGGGTGCTGGAGCAGGCGCAGGCGCAGGAGCAGGTGCGGCAGAAGGCGTGGACGGCATAAACAACGCAGCAGTGCCTCTGCTTAAAGCTGACAGATCGGGAGGTCCCATCTCACCCGACGATAGGTTGTCATAGCCTGCAGGAGAAGCCGGTGCTGCAGCTGTAGAGCTGGGCGTGCTCGGCTTGAACTGCGGATTGCTGTTGTCCCAAGCGTCAAGCGCAGGCTGGGCTTTGCTGGTCTCCGGAACGGTAGAGCTGTTGTACAGAGGCGAGGCGCCGAAAGCTCGGGTCTGCCGCTTGTATGCTGCGTCCCGAGCTTCTTGCGCCATCTGTGCCGCGCCGGCCTCATAGCGTTCGTTGCCCAGAGCGGTTTGGTACTGTCGGCCCAGCTGTTGCTGCTGGTTGAGCTCTTGCCTCGTACTGGCGGGGCCAACAAGCATCCTGTCGGCGATCTGCTGCGAGCGCGGCTGCGCAACCTGCATTCCAGAATTGGCGGTAGCACCTGCGGCATCTCCAAAGCTGTTCGCCTTCTTGATCTCGTCTTCCGGGGCGCCGCCTTGCGCAAAGAACATCTCAGGCTTGAAGCCTGCAGGGACGATGGCGCCAGGGTTGCCGGGGGTATGGGTGCGGTTTACAGCATCCTGAAGGACAGCCTTTCCGCCCAGAGCGTGAACGGTATCAGGTGGTAGAACAAATTCGCCCGGTTTGAACATGCCTGGGATGGAGTCTGGTTGCTGGTTCTGAAACTGCGCCATAGCCGCGGCGTCGAGCAATGGGCCTACTCCCAGCCCAACGGGTCGCGCTTGCTTCTTGTCTTGGTTTGGGTTGGCCATCTTGGCTCCTGAAAATTAGAACGTCTGTACGACGGTGGTTTGCACTTCGTCTGCGCGAGTGCTGCGGCGCAGATCGGCGTCAGGCCTTGGCCCGAAATACGCCTCGAAGGCGGCATATGAATCTTTACCGCGCGAGCCATCGAACAGGTCACCATCGGGTGCACTGAATGCTTTGAACAGTGCCCAGAGCACCAGCTTCACATGGTGTGCCTCGTGAATCTCTGGTTTGTCCGTGGGCGAGCACATGTCCTTCATGGGCAACCGGTAGACCTCGATGCGCAACTCCCCATCTTGGGAAGGCACCGGCACCAAGCGCAATGCCGTATCGGTCTGGATCATCCAGCGCGGATCGGCAGAGGGCAGCTCTCGCCAGCGATGCTGCACGCGGTCGAGCTTCTCCCGGGTTACCAGCTCCAGCGAGCACGGGCCTTGGCCTGCATCTGGGACGAATGCCTGGTGAGCAATCTCATAGACCTTGGGGTGCAGCCGGTAGCTGGACTGTCCCGCCGACACCTTGAACGTGCACAGGCTGGTGTTCGTGTCTTCAAACAGCAGCCGGCCGCGAATAGCAGCTTCCCGTTCAGCCTCGTTCAGCCAGTCGGTTATGTCTGCGTCCGTGCAGAGCTCGCCGGCAGCGACGTCCATGGCATCGCGCCGGAACCGCTTGATCAGCTGCAGGAGGTTCATGCCGCACCGTATTGGTCGACGAACTGGAGCACACGCTCACGGGTGCTCTCCAGCGTCAGGTTCTTGGCCAGCACCTGATTCCAACGATCCTTGGCCAAGGTCTGCAGCTCAGGCTTGGTCATGGTCCGGACTTGGTCCATCAAGCCAGCACGCTCCAGATCCTTCTGCGCCTGCTCGTCCTGCTGCTTTTGCGCGGCGGCCAACACAGCGGCAGTGTCATCCTCCAGCTTTGGCGGCGTATCGCTCTGATCAGGCTTCTGCGCCTGCTCGTTCTGCTGCTCGTCGCCTTGAAGCTCTTGCTGGAACAGATCACTGTGGCGCAGGAACTTAGCGGCCAAGCGCGCTGGCAAGGTGCGAACTTGGTTTGGCACAAAAGTCAGCCCCGTTCCATAGAGGAGATCGGTGTAGGTGGGCTTGCGGCCAATGTATTGGACTGGCGTATTCATGTGGATCCTCCTGGTTGGGGAAAGGGGCCCAAGGCCCCTCCCCGTTCGCGGCGCTTAATCAGCGCCCAGCAATTCGCCCTTGACCACCACATCTGCATAGGCTGCTTGAGCCACAGCAGCACCGGTGATCGTGAGCACCAGGAATGCATCCTTTGGCAGCGGCACCAGTTTCTTCTTAAGTGGCACAGCGATTTCACCGGTGGCGCTGATGTCGATGGCCGTGCCGAAATAAGTCGGATCCTGAGGCAGTGCCGTGCTGTCCACGCCATCGACATAGGCGAAGCCAAGCGAGCACTTCACGTCCGCGCCGAATGCAGTAGACACAATGATCTTCACACTGTCAGCCACCAGGCCAGCTTGCAGCAGACCCACGGTGATCACGTCGTTTACTGCCAGTGCTGCCGTGGCATCGCGGGAGTTCAACAGAATGCCGGTGGCACCGGTTTCCAGGGAATGGCGATGAACTGCTTCATTGCCGAAGGGCTTGTTGCCGAAACGTGATCGGCTCGAACCATCAATCTTGAGTTTGGCCATGTCAGGCTCCTTGAGAAATGTGTTGTGTGAGAAGGCAGGGCTGGAACGAACCAGCTCCCGCCGTCCTACTTACTGGCGCGCGCCGATGATGGGCACCACTGCATCCACCACTGCTGCACCGTGGTCGGTGAACTCGGTGCGGCCGTCGCCCACATCGACTGCGAAGCGGATCTTGGACATACCCAGGATGGCGCCAATCATGATTTCAAGCTTGTCGTCGAAGTCGCTCGGCGCTTCCTTCCAGAAGTACGGCCAGCCGGAATGGCGGCTCTTGGCGTAGGCCTTGGCCAGAGCCTGGCCACCCAGCAGGATGTTGCGGTCTACCGCGAAGTTGTCGGCGAACGATGCTGGGACCGTGGTCGTGCTTTCAGCTTCGCTGTCGTATGCGCCGCAATACTTGATTGCGTCGCCGGCGTAGAAGCGGACTGGCTTGGGCATCTTCACCAGCAGCGTGTTGCGCCACAGGGCAACTTCTGGATTGGTGAACAGCGGGTGATCCTTCGCGTAGCGTGCACGGGCGAGCGCATTGGCCTGGTAGTTGCGGAAATTGGGGTCCGCAGTAAACAGGTTGTAGGTGGCAGCCGAGCACAGCAGAACGCGGAACGGGCTGTCCTTGGCGGCCTGATCGCTTTCGAACTCCACTGGAGGTGGTGGCGCCACGATCTGATCCAGGTACGCCGCCAGCGAATCCACCACACCCATGCTCATGGCATCACCGGTGGTCAGGTCCACTTCGCCGGCGTTGTCCTTGAACAGCGCAATGGTGCCGTTGTCCACCATAAAGTGGCGATTCTTCGTGGGAGCCTTCACGCGGTTGGTGGCCACCTTACCAAAGCGGGGATCGCTGGCCAGAGGGAGACGCCATTCGATGTTGTTGTGAAAACCACGGGCACCAGCCATGTGCACCAGAGCCAGCTGGTCTTCGAAGTTGTCCATGGAGCTTTGCAGCAGTGGCTTGCCAATGCGATGAATATCCACGGGACTGCGGATTTCGTCCATCACATCGCCCAGGTCCAGCGGGAAGCGAGCCTGGTTCACGCGCAATTTGTCTTCGGAGAGCGACACGCCCTCCCCGCGGCCCTCAGCCATTTCACTGCCCATGATCGGGACGCCGCCGACAGGGTTGACGAAGTTGAACTTCACCTCGTCGCCCTTGCCTTTACCCAGATCCATGGTCTGGACGATGGGCATGGAGTTGCTCGACTGGTTGGAGATCGAGTTGGCAACGTCTTCAATCTGGGGCATCTTGCCCGTCAGACGATTGATGTTGGATTTGCGCGATTGGGTGCCGATGAAGACACCCATCGCCTGCTGGACTAGCTTCTTGGCATCATCAGCAGAGGTGTGCGTTTTGCTCATATGTGAACCTCGATAAATCAGGATTTGCGGGAGAGGTAGGCGTTCAACTGGCTCTCGGAGATCTCTCCGTTATTGACCGCGTTGAACAAGTCCACCTCATTCATGGCTCCCAGCCGCTCGGCCAATGTGCCACCGCCCGTTCGTCCACCCGGGATATCCGTAGGACTGTTGGGCACTGGCTGTTTCAGCTGTTCCACCACCTTTTGCGCTGCCGCTTGGGTGGCCTTGGGCTGGGGTACTTCTGGACTCTTTTGCGTGTTGGCCGCCTTGTAGCTATCGAGCAGCTCGACCACTTGCTTGGAGGAGCCCTTGTCGAGCACCTCGGCCATGGCGGTTTGAACGTAGCTCGGATGCGAGGCTTTCCACTCTGCGAACTCGGTGCTTTCCAGAATGCTGGGAGCTGCCGGGTGGGCTTGGAGAATGGCACTCACATGCGACGACAGAGCGTCTTGTTGTTGCTGCTGCAGAAGCGGCGCGATTTCCGCACGCAACTCCTGCATCACCTCAACCTTGAGCTCGGCGCGCAGCTTCTCGCTGTTGCGGCGGGTCACCTCGACAATGCCTTTGGTGAGACCTTCCTCATCGAAGTCGCCGAAGACGGATGGGTCTACGCCGGCGTCGATTGCCGCCTGGGCCTGGTGCACCAGTTGATCCTGCTTAGTCGGTGCCTGGCCGGCATCAACACGGGCTTGCGCGGCCTCTTGCATTTCTGCAAGCTGTCGCTTTGCCTCTTCGGCCTCTGCCTTGAAGCCGTCGCGCTGTTGGCGCGCCTTCTCCAAGTGCGAAAAGTCGATTGTGTGCTTGCCGTCCTTGGCCAGAATCACCGTGTTCGCAGGATCGGGCTGCAGTTCGGGTTGGGCTGGTGCTGATTCCTTGCCAGCGTCATCCCCACCCGCCGCCTGATCACCTTCTGGCTTCTTCTCTGGTGCGCTACCATCAGCCGATGCGCCTGGCTTAGCATCGATTTCCTCGGTGGGATCGACAGGGTCGGCCACCTTGGTATCGCCATTCATCCCAGTGTTGAACATCTGGGCGAGCTGTCCGGTAGAAAAGCCAGCGTCGTCGCCGGTTTCCGCAATAGAGTTTGTATCGTTAGTTGATGTCGTCATGCTGTCCCGCCACATATCGCCGTGGCCGCATGGGCCTTGCAATCCGGTGCCGCCACGAAGGCGGCTCCATCTGCCTTTGGAGCAGCTGACCAAAGCCTGCTGCACTTCACCTCATGCATGGCACGGGGCTTAATAGGCAGTGTTCCTGGGAAGGCTCAATGGCGCGAACCCTAGACGGGGGATAAAGAAAAACCGCCTCGACTTGAGGCGGTAAGGGTGTTGGCCGAGAGAGTGACTACCGAAGTGCTCCACTGAAATTGTCAGCGGGTGTCGGCGTCTCGATGCCTTGCTCTCCAGTGGCGGGGGACTGAGGCACCGGGGGAAACCCAGGGCTGGTGTTCTGCCGCACCTCTGGTGCTGCTTGGGCTTCCTGAAGCGCCGCATCAGGAGGGACAACTCCTTGGCTCTGCTGAGGGGCAGGCACGATTTGCCCTGGCTGGGGAATGTTCGGGTCGTCACCGGGCAGGTTCTTGTGCCCGGCGTTCTGCAGGAGCACATCAGCAATCGGTGCGATCATCGGCATCTGCGCTACCTGTGCGCCACCCTGCATCGCGCTGAAGGCGGATTGCACGCCTTTCAGCACAGCGGCTGCGACGATGTCCTTGATCTGTGCGTCCGTCAGGCGCTCTTTCAGGTCCAGCTCGCGTTCCTTCAAGTCGTGTCCGGCCTTGACCATTGCATCTTGCACAGACTGCTTGATGCGTTCTTCCACCTGCTCAGGCGTCTCCTGTGCACCGGCGGCGCGCAAGGCCTCCACGATCTCGCGCTTGTACGGGCTGTCCATGAGCGCGACCATGTACGGGAACGCGGCTTGCTGGAAGTGTGCCGGCATGGTCTTGATGACCTCCTGGAACGCATAAAGCTGCTGCGAGCGGAAGCCGGCTGTGCTTGGAACTTCCTCCAGCTGCACCTGCAGCATGGTGCGCAGGACATCGTTGCTGCGGTAGGTGTAGCCAGACTCATCGGTCTCCAAGCGATTGAGCACCACTGTTCGATCCGACTTGACGGCATCGCCCTCAATGATCACCGTCTTCTCGCGCTCACCAAGATCCTGGATGATCATCGAGAGCAACATCTCTCCGATCATGCGGCGGCCATCGCGGAAGTTGTCCATGATGACGCCCAGCGCCTGGTTGGCCTGCTCCAATTGGGTGCGCTCCTGCAGGCCACTGCTGGCGTTGCCTTTCTGGCCAGTGAACGCTGCCGGCGCGGCAGAGATCTGTTCAAATACCGCGCGGCAGTTGTTCATCAGCTGGTGTTGCTGGTCCGTGAGCTGCACATCGCGCTTGATCTCAAAACGGGCTCCCTGCTTGGCCAAGCCATCGGCTTTGAGCTTGATGTCAGCATTGCGGCGTCCCACCTGCCGACGGAACATGTCATCAGGCATGTCCAGAACGCCTTCGGTGCGCTCCACTCGATAGGCCGCCATACCCCAGCGCATGAGAGCCGTCCCGCTGTTGAGACTGTCCTGCTGAAAGACCAGGCCGCGCACATAGCCATATGGCACACGGGTGCTGTCTTCGCGGAAGCCCCAGAAGAATGCATAGGGAAAGTGATTGTGAGGATAGGGAGAGGGACCATCATGGACCTTGAGAGGCCCGATCCAGTAGCTAAGCCGCACCTTGGATACAACCGCTCGGAACGCTTCACTGGAGCCAATGGCGATCCCGACGTTGTGCGCGATGTTCTCCGGGTCATACTCGACCACACGACCATCAGGCGTGCGCAGCAGCGCCACATTTTCCCACCGGCGATACCACAGGGCAGACAGACACAGACGCTTGTTCTCTCGGTTGTACCAGCGAGATTCCTCAACGGTCCAGCCCCGACCATCCTGCCAAACGTTCTCCAGGCCTGTCGATCCACCACCGGCGGTGATGAACTGGCCGGCTAGACCACTCTGCCACCAGTTGTTGCCCTGGAGCCCCATCTGTTTGATGTGCTCGGCGTGCTGAGGAAAGGAGGCGGCCAGCCGATTCCAGTGAAGCCACTTGTCATGCTTGAGGTATCGGGCGTCGTCGAGGTTATCCTCCTCGGCCGTCCAGTCCCAACGAATATCGTTACGCTTCACAACGGCGCACTTGTATCGATACTTGGTGGGATCGCTCTGTCGCTTGACCTCGACAACACCGATGCCCACTGCCGCTTGCGGGCGGAATGCATTGGAGCAGGCCTTGTCCGCCTTGCTCTTGTCTTCTGCCTGGTTTAGTTCAAAGTTCAGGGCATCAGCCACATCCTCAGACCCAGGCTGTCCGTTGGCAGTGACACGCCAGTCAGTACGCACTGCAGTCTCATATCCCTGGAGGGCCAGGAGCATCGGGCCGATGCGATCCTCGATTGCAGGTGGAATTCCCTGCTCCTTCATGGCGCGAAGCAACTCCGTGTCGAGCTGGTTGCCGTCGGCATAGTCCATCTCTTTGTCTGCGGTGCGACGCCAAGCTGGCTCTTCATCCATCTCTCGGAGCCATTCCTGGTATTCCGTGAGCGTTACCTCACCGCTACCGGTGGATTCAGCCTTATCTGCGCTGTCCATCAACTCTTCGTCGACGCTGTTGTCATAGGTGGCGGCATTCATGCTCAGAGCCTCCAATCGGTTTCTTCAGGTTCTTGGTACTCATGGCCAAAGGTCGTCTCCATGACTGGAACGGCTTGGCCCACGTAGCGGAACATGTCCGCGCCGTGGCTGTATTCGTCATGCAGCGGCCCCATTGGCTCATTCGTCTGCGTGTTGATTTGGCGCTGATAGCGCTTGAGGCATTCCAGTAGCCGGGCGGTTTTGGTCTTATCGAAGTAGCAGCGGGGAAACAGCATGCGGACTGCCTTGATGCCCTCTTCCACGCTGGTCTGAGCCTGCACGACGACACTCTTGCGACCCATCGCCTGCAACTGCTCCTGCGTGCTCTTACCGGTCTGGAAGTTGCGCGTGCGTCCGTCGTGGGGGAGGAAGTCTGTACCCCACCGGTAAGGCCGCTTGTCCAGTTGAGCCACATACCAGTCGAGAGTGCGGTGGCTGTCCTCGATGTAGTCGATCAATCGGACATCGTGCGGACCGCGCTGGACCATGCCAATGGTCATAGAGTCATTCCACCCCAGATCCCATACGGTGTGCACGGGCAGCAGCGGGTCATAGGGCACATCCCGAGCACGCCCTTCAAGATAAAGCGTCTCGATCTCGTGCCGGTAGATCGCCCCGGCCGCCACGCGGCGCGCCTTACCTTCCCAGATGTGCTCGTAGTCCTCCTTGAGCATTGAGCGCTTCGCCTTGAGGCGCTCCTCGTTCAGCACATCAGGAAACCAGGGGTTGTCTCGCCAGTTGATGTCGCACACCCAGGTGTCGGGCGACGGAGTGGCGATGAACCGCTGATAGGTCTCGTCCGTCTCCATGTCCGGGTTGAGGGTCAGCCAGATCTCGCTGCCGTCCTTGCGGATGGTGGGCGTCAGCGTGTCCCAGGACTTCTTGCTCACCCCGTGGGCTTCTTCCACCCAGACCAGGTCCACACCCTCGAAGGACTTGATCGAGTCCACCGTGTGGCTCTGCAGGCCAGAGAACACGATCAGCGTCCCATTGGCGCCACGGATTTCGGTGTCCAGCACCTCATAGAACGCCTGCAGGCCCAGCTTGACGATCTTGTCCTTGAGCAGTCGGTGCACGGAATCGCGCATGGACTTTTGGATTTCGCGTGCACACAGGATACGCAGCGGGTTGCGGGCGCCCTTCTCCAGCAGCACCTCAGCCACGCCGTGCGACTTACCGCCACCACGGCCGCCCTTCATCACCTTGTACCGGCAGGGCTTGTACAGGCCCGCGAGCTTGGCGGGGATCTGAACGTTGATGGACAGAGGGGCGCTCATTCGTCGCCTTCCTCGCGCGCGGGTGCCTCAACGAATGTCACTGTGGATTGGATGGCAATGGGTGCACCACCTGGGCCGCTGTGCTCGGCCTGAACCTTGTCACCGTACTTCTTAGGGACCAGCTTGGACAGCAGCCACTTGCGGGCATCCACGCGCAGACGGTTGCGGGCAACAGCAGTGGCGTCAAAGACCACCTCAGTTTCGCCGTCGCCATCATCGCTGCTGCCGTGCTTGCTGGCCTTCACCATCGTGCACTCTTCGTCAGCAATGGTCAGGATGTCCTCAGCGATGGTTTCCGCCTGGGCCTCGCGCGCGTGCGCGTAACGCTCTCGCAGCTTGTCGCCCTCTTCCCCCTCTTCTGCCAGCCAGCGCATGAACGTAGCCATGGCAGGCATACCTTTCTCGGCGCAGATGGAGCGCAGGCTGTTGCCCTCTACCAGCTTCTCTAGGACGGTATCGATGACCGAACGGTCTAGCGCATGGGGCGGGCGAGCAGACGCAACAACGCCCGCTACCTTTTTCTTGGTAACGGGCTTGGAACTTGGTTTCTTGGGGATCGCAGGCTTCGCGCCTGGCTTGGGATTTGCCATGCCCTAGTGTTCCGGCATGACCCGTAGGCGTCTAACCTTAGACGGGGGCTAAGCAGCCGATGACGCAAGTTCCTTCTCAATCATTCCCTGTAAGTCCTCCACACGCTCCTCCAGCGCTTTAATTCGCAAGCTTAGTTCGCTCTTCTGCTGTCTAGATTTGGTGTCCATTGGACGATTATTTGAGGCTCTTCCTTCGCCTGCTAGGTTTTCCTTACCCTTCATATCCTCGTCCCATTTTCGATCTTCGTCTTGAATTTGACCATCCAGAATAATCATTTTCTGCCGTATGAGATCGAGGTTCATGTTGCTCGCATTGAGGAGAGCCGTTATGGCAGCAAGCCGAACTGAAACTCGCCCATTCTTCACTAGTAGGTTTTGGGCATCAGTAGTCTTCCCGAGCTCACGCCTGGTATCCGCCAACTCCTGCTTTTGTATCTTCACAGACTCTGTCAGCCAGAAGAATGCCGCGAACGCCACGACTGGGTTCACCAGCCCACCAACGAAGTCGCCAAATGCGCCCCACGTCCCGGCGTCGGTAGACGCACCCTGCCCCAGACGAATACGGAAGTAATAGGTGTATATCCCCACAAGAACTACAGCGAATCCTGCAACACACCATTTCCAACGCCGAACTTTGCGCTCCAACTCCAGCATCATCTGCTGTTGCCTGGAGGCTTCATCTATCCCACCTTGACCTTCTTCCATCACCCGCTCCTGTTATGTAAAGCGCCGCACTATAGACGACATTGCTTGCGGCGGCTTTACAAAACGGAGTTTCGTGGCGGATCAGCCCCCGATGAGGTTCAGCTGGTTGTCACCCTGGCGCTGCTGAGCCCGGGTGGCTGCGAGCTGCTTCTCCAGGTCAACAATGCGGTTCCCCATCTCCCGCTTGGTGGCCAGCAGGTCCGCCGAAAGCTCGGTGGCCAGGACGCCAGCTTCAACGCCAGCCTGGATATTGCTGTACTGGACGGCGTCGCCCACGAGCATGGTGGCCAGTTCGCGGCGCTCGCGCGGGTATATATGCACCACGCACTCGCCGATTTCCAGGATGGTGGTGCCGTCTCCCATTCGGGTCATGGAGATAGCCCGGGGCTCTGGCATGGCCGCTACCAGGGTGAACACACCGGCGCGCAGACGATGCACGCGGCCGTTCTCGATCATCCGGCTGATGTGGTCATCTACTATGGTCATCTTGAAGCCGGTCAGGTCGCACAGCAGTTCCCTGGTGGCCACCTGCCCCTGCTGGTGCAAATCCTGCAGGGTATCGAAGATGATTTGGCCGGTGGTGCGTTCCTGGCTGGTGGTCTGCTTTTCGGTCATGGTTTCCCCTTCTCAGTCGTTCAATGTGTTTTGGTCTGTAGGCCACTTCGGGAGATCTGCAGGCCACTGGCCCTTCATCTCGATCTTGCGGCGGGTGTCGGCGCCCCAGGCTTCGGCCACCAGGGCAGCGGCTGCTTTGGGGTAAAGCTCGTACTGGTCGAACTTGGGATGGCACCCCTTCACGCCCGGCCGGTCACAGCAGAGTGCAAAGCAGGTGCGGTCGTCGGTCTTGAGGCCTGCGCCTTTGCCTTGGTTGGCGTGGGCGGCCTGGCTGTACCCGGGGATGACGCACACGCAGCATGGCAGGCTTGCCACGGCTCGGCGGTAGCCCTCATGGCGCAGGAATTCACCCTTTGCTACTGGGGCGGCAGCATCGGTCGCGGGCGCGTAGTTCGGCGCGCTGGCCAGCGGCTGGTGCAGGGTCTTGGCTGCCGGCGCCCAGGTCCGGGACTTGAATCCGCTGCGTTTCATCCCAGAATCTCCCCAGTGTCAGGATCCACGTCGCCCCTGGCAATGGCTGCTTCCCACTGGTCAAAGGTTGCGGGGAACGTCACCTTCAACTCGGTGGCTGCGAAGGCCTGAACCTGGTCGATCAGCTTGCTGTAGGCCCGAATGCCCAGGTCTTCGGTGCTGATGCGCTGGCGGCGGCGCGACTTGCGACCGGTGAGCGGGTTCACTGTGGTGACAGTCTTGTGCCCCAGAAACTCCACGCGGAAATGCTCCTTCCAGGTTTTGAGGTCGAACCCCTGGCCATTCGGGCGCGCCTGCTGCGCGATGGTCTTGAGCACCACCCCGTGGTAATACTTGCGCTGGCGGTCTGTCTTGGCATCCTCCCAGAGGCGGCCCTCAATCACCGGCGCGCGCCCGGCGGTCAGCTGCTCGCCCACCCACGGCAGGAAGGAGCCACAGCAGCTTGCCCGGCCCTGGTCGGCGGTGTGCCACTCAGCGCGGAATGCCAGTTCAGCCATTGCGCGCTCCCCGGTAAGGCCAGGCCACCATTGCCGCGTCACGGGCGTGCTCGTTTGTCTTGCCAGCCCAGCCGGTCACGGTCTTGAATGACTCGGCATCCAGCTTTTTGCCCTTGCCCGCCGGGCTGATGCCGAGGGCTGGAATGCCGAGCTCAGCACACAAGGCGGTGATGAGGTTGCACCAGGCGTCCACCTGGCCGACATTGCGCGCCATCTTGGCGGCCGCTGCGCGGCTGGGCGCCTTGGTCCAGGTGTGCGACTGCAGGCGGCTGTCCTCGAAAATGACCCGTGCGGGGCCCTTGGCGCGGATGAAGCGCTCAATCTGTTGTGGCTCCACCGTGTCCAGGGCCACCAGTTGGCCAGCGACGAAGGTGGCCATGCCGGTGTTCGCACCGGGGTCGATGCCCAGGGTCACAGAGTTGGGGGCTGGTGCAGCGGTCATCGAGCGCCTCCAGTCTGCCAATCCGAATATGCTGCCGCCGGCGTGCTACCTAGGCCCACAAACCCGCGCAGTGCCGACGCCAAGGCGCAGTGCCAGATGCCGTTGCTCTTGATCAGTTTTGGTTTAATCATTTTTTGGCTCCCATACAATTTGTTTCCATGTAGGCGGCTGCCATCCAACAGACGAATCCGACACCAGTCAAAAAACTAAGCGCCCCACCATGGGCAATGCCAACCAAAATGAAGATCGCGCCTAAAGCATTCAACAAATTCAGGCTGTATCGCCAACGGCGCTTTTGGACAATTTCGTTCATAAAATACTGGTGGCGTTCAGTTGCTGTGCTTGCTGTTGCCTACTCAATATCCCAGGCAAGCAAACCGGTTGAGTACTGGATTCGGCCGGTCTATCTCCTTATTGCGCTTGGCTTTCTTTGGACTGATACCTACTTCAACGTTGAGGAGCTGAAGCGCAAGTGGGATAGGAATCAACGCATGCGCAAGATGAGGCGCACATACAAGGAGATGGAGGAGAAGTTGGCTCAACTTGAGCGCCCTCCTACTTCCTGAGCCAGGCATCCCTTGCCTTGATCACATTTACCGGTGCAGCCTGGTGGCTGTTGCATGTTTGGTGTGGTGGCAGGAACCGCCACGATGGGCCAAACTCGCATGGCGCCATGTGGTGCTTTGCCATCGGTGTTGTTTGGCCGGACGAGTCCTTTAACTGCCAGTGTTTGCAGGTTGCACATGTCACTGGGCCTCCTTGGATTGTTGGACGGCGGTCGCGCGCACGAATCGAACCTTCCCAGTGGCATTGGCTTCCAGGTTGCCCTTGCGCTTCAAAGCCAGGACTTGGAATTGAGCGCCGGCGGCAGCGCGGTAGCCGAAGTGGTCAGCAATCAGCTGCAGTGGTGGCATCTGGTCGTTCTCAGCCAGGAAGGCGCGCATGTAGTCCAGGACTTCTCGCTGGCGGGTGGTGAGTTTGGTGTTCACTGCCATGCTTGCCGTCCTTCCACGCCCAGAGCGAGGCGGGCCTCCCGGTGCGCATAGCGGCCCACGGACTTGTCGTTGCGCTCGACCCGGTACAGGATCCGGCGCGCCCAGTCCTTGCCGTCGTTCTTGGGCTCCAGGTCAACCTTGATGGGCTCAACCTTTGGGGCCGGCAGAGCTTTGAGGCCCTGCTCTTGCGCGTAGGTCTTGCGCGGCATGAGCGCAGCGCAAACGGCTTCGAACTGCGGCAGATTGGGCGGAAACTCGGGGTGCTCTTGCATCAGTTTCTTGGCTGCGGCCTCAATGGTCGCGGCGGGAAATTTGCTCAATGCAGCATCCCAAACCTTCATGGTCGAACGGATCCCGAGATCCCGCCCCTCCGAATCGGTAACGCCAGTGGCGAACTTGGAGAGGAACAAGGATCCGTAAGAGCCTTGCAATGTCACGAAAAGCAGCTTCACAGTGGAGCCGACTGGCCGACCGTTGGCAGCGCTGCTTTGCTGGGCAGTGCGCACAACGGCGTCTTCGAATTCAACAACGTTGTGCATGGTCATGCCTCGTAGATGGTGGCGGCAGCGGCCGCAAATTTATGATTGGAGGCAGTTGGCCGGATGCCGGGCTGGCGTTCGCTTGGCTTGAGCCATTCAGCCATCAGCCCTTGTGATCCGCGAACGCACCAGACCTGCAGGAAAGACTCCAGGGACAAACCAGCCTTCAAAGCTTCGGCGCGGGCTCCGTCCAAAACGGTGTGTGTCACCGGCGAACGCTTCGACTTGCGCAGCTGAAGCCAGTCGCCCCAGGTCTGGTCTGTCACGTCTTCCGGTTTGGTCAGGCAATCAGTCGATCCCTTCGCCTTCCGGATGGGTGCGTTCTTCTTTATTAATGGATCTATTGGTGGATCTATGGTGGATAGGGTGACATCTGTGTCACCCCTGTATACCTGGCCTGTCACCCCTTGAGCCTGATTTGTCACCCCTGGTGTCGTAGTTGTCACCGGTGACAAGTTGTCAGGGGTGAGGTAATCCCCCCCACAAACCACCGCTCTGGGAAGTAGAGCTATGCGGCCATGGCCAGCCGCTGTTTGGGGGTGATGCCGCCCAATGCCATGTTCGGGCGTTCATGGTTGTAGCGCCACATCCAGTGCGTGGCGTACTCCCGAACCTCGTCGAGGTCCGACCAATAATACTGTGACAACCATTCGTAGCGAACCGTTCTGTTAAAGCGCTCCACGTAGGCATTCTGCTGAGGCTTACCGGGCTGGATGTGTTCGATGCGGATTCCTTGCCCGCTGGCCCAGTGCAGCAGCGCAGCGCTGATGTATTCCGGCCCGTTGTCACAACGTATCGCCTGTGGCTTTCCACGCCAGGCGATAACCTGCGTCAGGGTCCGGATCACACGATGCGCAGGCAGTGAGAAGTCCACCTCGATGCCCAGCGCCTCACGGTTGAAGTCATCAATCACGTTGAGTAGCCGGATACTGCGGCCATCTTCAAGCTGGTCATGCATGAAGTCCATTGACCAGACTTCGTTGCAGTGCTCTGGCACTGTGAGCGGCTCGGGCTTCTCACGCACCAGACGCTTTCGGGGCTTGATGCGCAGGTTCAGCTCCAGCTCCCGGTAGATGCGGTAGACACGTTTGTGATTCCAGACAAAGCCACGCACGTTGCGCAGATGCAGAAAGCACAAGCCGAAACCCCAGTTGCGGTTGTTGTCGGTCAAGCACATCAGCCATCGGGCAATCTGCTCGTCTTCGTTGTTGCGCTGGGCCACATAGCGATAGCAGGCTTGGCTGATCTGGAACGCCTGGCAGGCAGACCGAATCGACACACCGTACTGCTGCACGGCTCGCTGAGCCATCTCACGTCTGCGAGATGGCTTCACCACTTTTTTGCGAGAGCCTCCGAGACGATCTCAGCCTTGATCTTCTCCTCCACGTACATCTTGCGCAGCCGCCGGTTCTCCTCTTCCAGCTCCTTCATGCGAGCCATAAGCGAGGCATCCATGCCGCCGAACTTGGCCCGCCACTTGTAGAACGTTGCCGAACTGACGCCCAGTTCTCGGCAGAGCTCAGGAACAGCCAAGCCGGCCTCGGCTCGCTTGAGCGCGTCGATGATCTGGCTGTCGGTGAAACGTGATTTCTTCATGGTAGAGATTCTCCTGTGAGAGTCTCCACTTCTCAGCGCGCTGGAATTGCGGGGGGATTACCGGCGCAGCTGAACTTATCCCAGAGCCTGACAGTACTGACGATCCACTCAAGGTTGGAGTAGTGCCCGCGTGTGCGGCTGAAGCAGCTGCAAAAGCCATTGCGATGAGTACTAATTTCATGAAATGTCTCCAGTTGTTACGGTGTTTATCTTATCTGTGGACTGCGTATGAGTCCCGGCTCGTTTACCAGTCTTGACAACGTCCAACAACTGCCAGCCAATACGAGTTCTCATTGCACGGTTGGCATATCGGATACACTTTGCAACACAAGCCCAGGCCACGACAATTTACATATCCAAGGAGAGAATGATGAAAGTCTTGTTCATCGCCGCCGTGCTGGCAGCATCCGCCTTTAGCGCGCAGGCCTCCTGCATTGGCTCAGGCTCGTTCAGCAATTGCACAGATAACAACGGCAACAGCTACAGCGTGCAGCGCATTGGGAACACCACCTTCACCAATGGACAGAACTCAAACACAGGCAATACATGGAGCCAAACCAGCCAGACTATCGGTAGCACGACGTTCCACAATGGCACCGCAGCAAACGGAAACACCTGGTCGGGCACCTCGCAGAGAATTGGCAACACCACTTTCAACAGTGGCACGGACAGCCGTGGCAATTACTACTCAGGCAGCACCTACCACTACGGTACAGACAGCAACGACTGAATAGTTCGCCATCCAATGCGGCCCTCTTAGGAGGGCTTTTTCGCGTCCACCGCGTAGGGTTGGACGCTCATCGCACCAGTGCTGACACTGGGGCATGGCGAATGAAATTGATCCCTCCACCGCTCGGCCAGACACTGCTGGTCCATGGTCCAACTACTCAGGCGCGTCGCAAAGTGCAGACGCTGGGCCGTGGAGCAATTACGGTGGCAGCGGTCCGGCTGCGCCGCATGATCCCAACTCAGGAGGCCTGGCCTCCGACCTGGCGAAGTCCGTCAAGGTAGGCGTGCAGCGCCTGCCGGGCATGGCCGCCGGCCTGGCGGATCTCCCCATAGCTGCTGTGAGCGGCGCGCGGCCGGTGACGGCAGCGGCGGACGCCATCGGCAAGGCCACAGGTTTCCAGCCTGGGAAGTGGGCCGACGAAACCAAATTCTCCGCCGGGCATGAGCAGGGCCGGAAGGCGGTG